ATCTGATTGGTTTCAAACAATCGAGATACGGCTTGTCCAATCGGGGCCAACTCTTTGGTTTTAGGCTTCGTCAGCCCCGTTCTTTATCACGGCGTTAAGCGGGGGTTAATCCTTATCCGCATTCTTGGTTCTTGGCGCACGCTTCGGGGGCTTGCCCTTGTCCTCGGCGGCGTTAACCCATTCCTCTAATTGCTCGGCGTCGCGGATTAGGCGACTAGTTTCACGAACACCCATAGTGGATAGGGCTTCAATACTGCGCATTCTAACTTCTTTAGCGTCCATTGTCTACACTCCTATGCTTTCGCTGCAACTTCTTGCAATTTGCTCATGCGATCAATCGCTGGCTGGCGCACCAAGCGGTTGTCGCTTGTGTATGCTTTCATAAAGGTTTCGTCGGCCATAAGGGCGGCAACCTTAGACTTCGCAGCCTGTGGTGATATATTGAAACCTTCTTGCGTAGGCTGTTCGCCATGAACAACATCGCCCTCGCTTGAACGCGCAGCTACTTTTGATAGCATGTCATACATGGCGGTTTTATCGCCGCTTAGAAGCCCCTCAACAGCAGCATCGTCCATGCCGAGATTAGCAAGTAGTCGCGCAGAGTTGTTAAAGTCTTCTGGCTTTTCCGCCTTCCATGCGTCGAAAGAAGCAGCACTATCAGCGTCCATCTGTTCCTTCACCTGCACAGATTGCTCTTGCATGATTTGCTGCAAGCCTTGGAACTGGCCATCGCCCAAACCTAGTTTATGCGCTGTTTCAGCTACCGACTTGAACACATCGTCATTCATGCCCTCACCCATGACGTTCGTATATGCTTCAGGTGTATCAGGACGCCCCATCTTTGAATAAACAGGGGCCATTGCTTCAAGGTCCGACATATCGGCAGGAAGCGTTAGAAGTTGCTCGGCAGGAACACCGCGCAGCTTTTCAAGGTTTTGGTATGATTCAGCCAAAGCGCCAGCATCCGCAAAGCCCTTTGTTTCAATGTATCCCTTCATGTCGTCGTTGAACCCATCGGTCCAGCTTGTGACTGCCCCTCCTTCAGGTGCAGCTTGGCCCTCAGCAGGGGCCGCTCCTACTTCTTCAGTCATTGTTATTCTCCATAACGCGCTTCACACCGCCAAGCGGCTCGTATAGCCGTTTCTTGATGTGAGCGTAAATCCTGCGCTTTTCCAGATTGGCAACAGCCCTGTAAGGGTCAACATCACCATCACGGTTGATTGGCAGCGCATTAACCATCCAACCCGTTTCTTTTTCGAGGTCACGCAATATAGCCTCGGCCTCAGACTTTAGATCACCTCCTTCGTTCAAAAACAAAGAGCGATACGCCCTACATATTTCCAACTTCTCTTGTGCAGATTGTTCGCGGTTCATTTTATTACATCCATATCCTGAACAAATGTAGCCTCATAAGGCACGCCATCTTTATCGCCACGAACTGAAATGAAATTGGGTCGTTCTTTCTCCAGATGGACGACAACAGAAACTGGATCAATGCCCTTTTCCGCACATTGTACGCGCAGATTTTCAAGGCTTTCGTGAAATTCGTTAAACCCGATCCATATTTCCATAACTACACACCCGCCGGACGTGGAGCGTTAGCAGATACTGCTTGCGCCTCGGCCAGTGTCTTGGCTGTTTGTGCTGCTATAGGTGCTGCCTCCAGAACATCTCCCATTTCTGCTTGTGTGCCCTTAGCTTGTGCCTCTTGCTCCAACTGTTCATCAGATTTAAGCGCTTTGGCAGGAACGCCATTAACCTCGGCCACAATCTTGGCAACTTCCTTTGTATCAAACTGCTCGTAGACAGTCGGGTCAATCTGTGCAATCGGGGCCAGCGTTTCAAACGTGCGTAGGATGCCAACAGCTTCCTCTGACTTCGCAGCGCGTGTCATTGGGCTTTGATATTCAATCTGCAAACCCTCACCAGTTTCAGCAACGAACTCACGCAGCGCCGCTGGCATTTCCGGGTGTAGCCCCTGCCTAAACAAGATGCCGCTTTCACGCCGGATTAGCGGCCCAGCCCATTCAGACTGAAGCCTACCAACAACGGGTGAAGTCATTTGGCCTTGTTGTTGTGCGATCAACATAGCTTGCGTGGCTGTCATCTGTGGATTTTCCAACAGCACGCGGAAGTAAACGCCCATAAACCCGTCGTCAATCTGGCTACGGGTATCGGCAATCATTTCCATACCAAGGCGAACATCTACATTCGGGTTCCAAGGCTGCGCCAACTGACGCCCTTGTTCATCCACAGCGCCCAAGTTACGCGCACCGGGTGTTAGGTCGAACTCACTGATTGCATCGTCTGGCAATAACACAGGCGGATCAACTGCCATATTCGCCGCTTCAATAGTTGTGCGCCGCATTTCGTTAAGCATAGAAATATCAGGCAACAACTGAATAGCTGGGGAACGCCCGTAAACCTCGCGGGTAGACACCGAGTAACGCGGCACGATGTAAGGCATTTCGTTAAAACCTTCTTCGCGCACAATCTCCTTGCCTTCTTCAAATACATAATACCCCACAAAGGCCATCCCTCGTTCGTCAAGGCGATTGCTGGCGTAATCCTCACGAGGGCCTACGCAGTGCAGGAAATCGAACCTATCGTCAAACTTGTTGGCGTTGTATTTATCAAGAATTTTCTGCGGTGTATCCTTGCCAAACTCCATCACCGCCTGACGAACAGACATTTCAAACTTCCGATGAATTGTATCAATAAACCCATCGTTGTTTTCTTGAATGAATATCTCGGCCAAATGAATAGCGCGATACTTGGCACCACCACCCTTACGCGGCACAACCAACTGACAGCCTGTTCCGTATGCTCCTAGAGACAGCCGCACCTCATGTGACTGTCCAGCAAAGTTAGCCTTTGGCGAATAGCGACGCTGCCACAACAAATCATTCAAGCTGTCCATATACAGCTTCACGTCATGTTGTTTGTCTAACTCCTCATCGCCAGTAGTTAGCTTATGCCATAACGCCGTTCTAGGCATAGTTGCCGATTCAATCGCTGCCGCAAACTTATCAAGCGCGGCCATAGGGAACGCATCATATTGCTGTTGATTGCGCTGCGTGCCGGGTGAATGCTTTTGTCTGAAGTCATCAGAACGCGGTAGAACCAGTTGAGATACCGTCTCCCACATGCTTTCCCAATTACCACGTGTTGCTGCCATTGCGTCCTGACGCTGCATGAGCATCGTGGCTTTGTCGTTACTCATGTCTAGGGGCATTCTAGTTTCCAGTCACTTGTCGTTGGGCTGTTGGTGGTTCCTGCTGGCCATGAGCAAGCATAGCTGCCGCACGTCCTCGCATTGTTGACCTGCGCGTTAGTGATTCAACACGCTGCCGCGCTGTATCTATAGACGGGATCGTGTCCCGTTTGCCGTCTTGCTTCTGGTTGTCTTGCTTCTTGCTGCCGAATAAATTCATGCGAAAAACCTTTTCTTTGGCGCTATCTTTGGCTTTACTGCCCTTTGAATGACAACGTATCTTCTATCTGCATATTCGCCTAAGTCGCAGTCTACCACCTTATACCCGTTTAGTCTACATTCACGGCGTATGCGCTCAACTGCGGCTCGTGAATCGTCATCGTGATCTAGATTTATTGTCCGTTTCTTGCCGCGCATTAAAAAAACCTCGTTTTAGGATTGGCGAATGTTCCATCCCTGTGACGGGGAATGTGGCGAACCATGCTTGGGAATAGTTCAGTAAGCGCCCACACTAAAGCGTCTACCCTATCGGGGGAATAGCCTTGTGCCTTGCGGTCGAAATCCGTGGTAAATGCGCACATTTGGTCTTCTAATTCCTTGAACTCGCCGGCGTGGAACACCTTGCCGCGTTCATACAGCGCTGCGATGGGTTCGGCCCTTACAACCTTGCCCCTTGTCGCTCTAACAGCCTTATATGGCAGCTTTGCCCCCTGTGCCTTCAATACATGCTCTACCATGTCACCGCCTTGGTTGACTTCAGCGATGAGTTTATCAGCCTCGAATTGATAATACAAAGACTTCGCACGTTGCGCCCATTCTTCCGGTCTGAACTTACCGCTATCATCTGCAAGCAAATATCCGTAGTTATCCACACCAAGCCCAACGCATACAATGCCAGTTTCATCTGACCCAGCTTCACTTGATACCGCCGGATCAATAGCAACAACAACGCGGCGCATTTCAGGTAGGTTTTCTATCTGAACGCGCTGAATGTATTTCCTGCGCCAAAGTGCATTATCTACGTCCGCTGTAAACTCACCATAATAGAACCGTGCCTTTTGTCTTTCTGACATTTGCGACAAGCTTAGAAGATAGTCCGGCAATAGGTTTTCGGTGTTGTCACGCGGATTGACCGTCATATGCGTATACATGGACATATCTAGCAACGTGTCACCATCCGGATTAACCCCGTCGATCCACATGCGATACGTCCAGTGCGCTCGTGTCGTAGGGTTAAGGTCAACGTAGTTTTTCAGTGCAAGCTGGCGTCCGTCTATTTTTTTGACGTTCTGGGCTAGTCTGGTTTGCGCCACGTTGTATGACGTGAGATTAATTTCCGACGCCTCATTAAAATACAGGCTGGCGTATTCCTTACCAAGCACCTTATCCACACGTTCTTTGTCGTCTAACCCGGCAAGCCATATCTCTGAACCATTCGGGAATGAAAAATATCCATCCTGCTCGTGCCACTTGAACGGCATGTCGGGATAAGCCAACTCCATAACCTTGGGTAGCGTGTCTTTGCCGATTGATTGCTTAACACTTACGCCATGCTTACGGAAAACAACGTGCCTTGACTTAGGCGCCATAAGCGCACGAGTGACAATAGCATAAACGATGAAGAAGGTTTTCCCAGAGCGGCTACCACCATACACAAGGACGTTCTTTTGTGGCCCTGAAGCCAGTTGTCGCAATTCCTTTTGTTTTGCCGTAAGGCTAAAGGTCTGCGTCGTCTTTTCCAATAGTGATACTGACATCGCCTTGCACCTTATCTACTAAGAACCCGTGAAGTTTAGCCTTGCCCATTGTTGCAGATTGCATTGTTGCCGATTGGTCTAGTTCATTTGCGCGGGCTCTGTTTTCGTCCATCTCTTTTGACAGACTTTCCAGTGTCACCATAGTTCGTTCCTGTGCTGCCGCATGTAATTCAGCAACCCTTTGCGCGACCTTAGCATTTGCAAGTGTTTTACATGCATTGACCCAAATTGCCTCTGGCGTAGTGTTTTCCCCTACGTCATATGCCTGCCTGTATGCTTCAGAAGCGTTGCTTGTTTCAAGATACACGCGGGCGAATTTGTCTTGCTTTGGGGTCAGTTTGGTCATATCTGTTCACCAAATTCCACAACGCAATCAGCCGTTGCCGTGTGGTCGTTGCATGTCACCACCAAATAATCGCCACGCACAAGGGGGAACTCAATTCGGCCACGATACGGGTTGTCCGTTTGCGCCCTTACATTAGCTTCTACATTGATGGTGGTTACAAGTCTGCAAAGGGCTGTATTTACCGCTGTTGCCCTAACCGCTGTTGCGTCCATATCCGTGCTGTCGGTTTCCAGATACGAACCTGAATTAATAACCTTGTATGTAGGCCCTGTGAACGCCGTTGGATCGCGCGTTGTCCACACTTGGAAATACGTTTTTTTGTTTGCGTTGCATGTAATTCTGGCAAGCGTTGTTGTTCTGGTGTTGGTTTCACCGCTTATTTGCAAGGGGTTGCGGATCACGATAACGGGCCAAGACGCCCCTGATCCTGAATACTGCAAAGTAACCGCTGAAGAATACTGCTCTTTATCCAACATTCCGTTTTCGCCTGTAATATCAACGCAACCCATATTCACTACCACATCTGCGGTTGTTCGGGTTGCCTTTATGCCAATAGGCAATGCGGGGTTTTCCATAGAAGCGGACGTAAGCGTTCCAAGCAAATTAAAGCAATGCACCAGCTTGGAGGCACCCGTTGCAGGATCACCGATAAAGAATTTATAATTTCCTGCCGAGCGCCACTGAAACTGAATATCGTAGACGTTATTTTTCTCAACATCGAAGCCAATCAAAGCACTTGTGTCGATTAACTCCTCTAAAACATCTACCGAGGCTCGGCGCAATACCGCATAAAGCAACCCATCCGATTTAAGCCGAAAAAACACACCATTTTCTGTTGTGAACAGCCCAAAGTCACGAACTCCATCAGATGTTTTGTTTGGCATCCATCCCGACGCAGAAAACAAATGCCCTCGGTTGGGCTGGTATCGCGGACATTCACGGCTTTCTAGCGTCACAGTTGTATTAGTGCTGTCTGCTGTTATTTGAGCCACCCCGCCAACCGATATGATATTGGTAGAAGAATAAACCTGTGTGCCGTTTTCATACATAAACCACATAGTTTCAGGAATATCGTACGTCCAAAGTCCGTGAAACAGTGATTGTGGCACGGATATTTTTTGAATGCCCCAAGCATCTGTCACCAAATCCCCGCCGCCTAGCGCCCCACCCGTTGCATAGACGTTACGCGAAGGGCCGTCCATTCGCTGTAGTTTAACTTCAGGTCTTGACATTCTACCACCTTATGAAAAAAGCCGCACCGATTAAGGCACGGCAGTTGGGGAGAGCAGGTTCCCATTCCGGTGTAGGTTATGATTTTTTGCTGTGCTAGTCAAGTTTGGCTTATTGCAGGGTCAAAAGGCGTTGGAAGTGTAATCTCGCCCTCCCCCTGCTGCGGGTGTTTTAAGCCACCGCCCGCTGGGCTAACTATCGTGCTTGTATCTCCTAAA